TTACGCATTTTTTTCTTCCTCCAGCCTGAGAGCATGAAGTGTTTTTCGTGCAAGCCAATAAGCGTTTGTGTCATTTTGCAGCTTATCCAGCCACAGGTCGGAATCGGTAACAATCCCCCTGTGGGCAAGCTCCCACACTATATCGTTTATTTCGGTAAGCTCCGTCACTCTGTTTTCCTCCTTTAAAAACCTTTTAACACATATAAGTCCTCTGTTTTTCAGCTTTTCGGTTGAGGAGGTGCGCTGTCTTGCGGAGCAGTAGCCCTTAAGGCTTTTTACTGTGCCGCCAATACCCGAGCCGTGACCGAAAATTTTTCCACTGCCGATATACATTTCCACGTGACCTACTCCCTCTGTTCGTGAGTTGTCCACTCCTCTGAAATAGAGCAAATCCCCCGGCTTCATTTTACTCTCGTCCGGTATGCCGTCGGTAATTGTTAAGGACACCCTTTCCCCCAAGGGAGATTTAAGCTGCGCCTCGGTGTTTGCTCCGATATTCATACCGAACAGCTTGTTATACCAATACCACACCGTTCCCGAACAGTCCCCGTAGCCCTCCTCAATTTTCGTCCGCCTGTCTGCACGCTGGGAATATTCGTTCTTTTCCCTGCGTGACAGTGCTTTTTCAACCAATAAAGTCCGTTTTTCTTCTGTGTTCATAATAACTCTTCCTTTCTTTCTTGCCTGACCTTCAAATTTTGGAAGTCAATTAATTACAGACTGTTAGGAGCTGTTGGGTTATTCAGAATACCGAAGGTAACAAACAGCTCGCAGACTGTAATTATAAGATTGTTCAGCAATTCCGAAGCTCCGATGTCTATAATGTCAAGGGCAAGGAGCAGCGCAACTATCTGCGTGGCAATACTTACCCAAAGCACCTTGCTTTTTAATCTGTTCTGCATAATCAATACACCACCTTTTAATACATATAATGCTCAAAAGAACGCAAATATGCAATACTTGTAATTTTGCCCGGGGCGGAAATCAGAATACGTATATGTTGCTTGAGTAAACAGTTGTTCCCACAGCCTCGGTATAAACCCAAAGCTGTAGTTTGCCGTTAATCATATTGAATGCGATATAAATTCTGCTGTCCTCGGAGGCATAAAGCGCTCTTGTAAGCTCAAGCTCCGAGCCGTCGGTTGTGGCAACTCTTTGTATTTTTGTTACTATTCCGCCATAGAAGCAGTAGGAGGCTCCCTCAAAGATACCGGGAAATTCCGCCCTTAACCCCGATGCGCCCTTCTGGCTGTTTTTGACGCTAAATGCCTTTTGGCTCAGCTTTGTTACAATATTTCCGCTTGCCGGAGCGATTTTTGACCTTGCAAAGCTGCGTAAATCAAGAACACTGCCGTCACTTAATATTTGGGCAAGGCTTACGGTGTTTTCTTCCTCCGGAGCGCTTGCGGTCACTCTTATTTCTATACAATTTTTTGACACGTTTCGCAAGAAATAAACCGTAAGAGTCCCCTCCTCGCTTTTTCTGAGCTCATTAACGGTGTCTGTTATGTCATAAGGGTTATCCTCTATTGTGATAAAGGAGCCGTCTGCCATAAAGGCGGTTCCGGGCTGTATCAGAAATTGTGAATTTTCGCTGTCATATGTAACCAGACAGGCATTTGTGTTAAAGTATTCCACACCCGGCTCGGCAATTGCCGCCACTGCATCATTTAAAGCAATCAGCGGATTGTCACCGTCCGAATAATTAAACAGCGACACCCCCTGTGTTGTAAGCCTGGAGAGGGCATAGTTTATATCCTCCGCACCGTATGCGGTATTATCCATAAAGCTGTATCTTATACTCATATTTTTTCCTTTCTTAAATTATGCCCTTTGAACAAATGCTTCAGAAAAGCTGTTTGTTCGCTGAGCGTTATCATAAAGCTGTCCCTGCGTCAGGCCGTTGGCATTTCAAGCAGCCTTTCCACAAGCTCGGTTGCAACATCGTTGCCCCCAAGCCTGTGATAGGGAATATACAGCCTGCGTACGTTTTCCTTTGCGTAAATAGGGCATTTCCCGTCCTTTTCGTACTTGTGATAGCTTTCTATTATCCTGTCACGCAAAAGTGCCTCAACACCCTGTGCAATTATTTTGTTTTTGTTTCTTTCGGCTATAAGCGCTCTTGTAAAGCGTCTGTAGGCGATTGCCGTAAGGGTAAAAATGCCCGTAAAGCACCACTGCACCCAATTTTCGGCAATGAAATTCCATATTTCCTTAATCATATTCATATATCAAGCCGTTATACTCCCTTTAAATCCGGCTCCTCGTAACTCCTTTCTCTCGTCAGCTGAATATCCACTCCGTTTATCATACAACGGGACAGCTTTTCAAAGCTGCCTGCCTTTACGTGTACCGAAACAATGTCCCCCAAGCCATAGTCCTTTCCGTACTCAAGGCCTCTGAGCTTTGCCTTTGTGGAGTCGATAATATTTCTCTTTTCAAGAGTGTCCCTTGCCTCACTTTCGCCTGAGCAGTCAAGCACGCAGTCCCAGGAATAAATGCCCTGCTTTTTTTGGGAGCCGGCAATGTAATACCAGGAGCTGTCCTCCTCATCGGTATCCGCCGCGCCCCCCGGATACCAGCCGCCGTCAGCCTCCTTTTGAATATCCTCTGTGCAGCTTACGTCATAAATGCTTTTAACCACCGCAGACAGCAGAACGTCATTATCCTTAGGATAGATAAACTCAAACCGCCAGCATTTGTTTTCAATGTCGAACACAACCCTGTGACCTCTGTTCAGCTTTTTGCAAAGGTCTATGGTCAGCTCGGACAAATCGTTTGCGGTAAGCCGCCAGAAATGATAGGTAAAGGGCTCTGCGCCCACAGGCTCGGGGAGAATAAAGTTCTCCACCGCCCTTTCCTTATCCACACTTCCCTCGATTTCAAGCCCGTCCTCTCCTATGGACGGAGGCTCGGTAAAGCCCTTTTTCAGACAATATAAAAGCAGCGTTTCGGGGTCGGTATAGCTTTCGCCGAAGATAAGACGGGATTTAAAGGGCGGCCGCACACGTCTTGTTAAAATCCAATTGACCGTCCTGCCGCACACCGTCAGCTCCTCCGACACAATTCTTCCCGTGCATATTGCCTGCAAATCCCCCTGGGTTATTATAATATAGCGGTTTTTCAGAATTATATCGGAGATATCGTCCTCTGTTCTGAAATGCCCCTCATAGGTTCCTATGCCGTTATACAAAAGGTGCCAGCGTGAGGACACAACGTCTGTCATAATGCACAGGAGATTAAATTCAAAATCATATATTCGTATATCCTTCATATTGCCTCCGCATATTCATTTGAGGAAACAACCGTCACCTCAAGACCTCTCTCCGAGCCGCCGATATCTGCCTCGATATTGTTTTCGCCCCTTGCAAGCCACATATCCGAAAGGGTGTAAAAGCGGTTAAGAGTGCCTATAATGTTGCCCTCTGTGCTGCTTGTAACCCTGCGCCCCTTAACGTCAATAACAATTTCCTCGCCCATCTCAACGCTTTTGTTAAGCACAAGGCTTTTTCCCGTTGTTGTGTTTGTGATTGTAATGGTATTTAACCCTGCCTTGTCGGAGGTTTTTCTGATTATTATAACGGGATAGATTTTTATGTCCCCCGAATTGTATATACTGCCCGTTGAAATTCTTTCGGACAGCACAAGGGGAAATACAGAGTCCTTTGTGAGAAAATTGTTTATTTTGAAAATTGCCGTTTCGGTAGGGGAAACATCGGTAAAATGGGGATAATCACAGGTCATTTGTATAACAAAGGTACAGAAATTCCCGTAACGCTCTCCTATAGAAACCGTAGCCTCGTTTACGGTGATTTTTCTTTGAGTGCCGCTGCTGTCAACGGTAAGAGTACCCTTTTCGCAGAGTATTTGCGCAGCCTGCTTTATAAGAGCGGCGGCGCTTGCGAAATCACCTCCGCTTGCGCTTTGCACGTCCCCCGAAACCGTTATTATCCTCTGATTGTATTGGGAGGAGCTTTCAACACAGCCGTCCTCACCGATATAGCTTTCAAGCCGCCTTGTCCTTGTCGGCGGCTCCAAGCCCTCAACGGCGCATATGTTATAGTCGTGTCCGCCGTCCCCGTAGAGCTTTATTGTCCCTTTTTCGTTTGTGTATGTCATTATCACCTTAATTGTCTCCTATCAGCATTCGCTTTTTTGTTTCTTCCTTGTATATTTCAAGGGCGGTTTTCTCGGGCGATGCCGCTCCGTAGATGTTGTAGCTTGAGTTGTTTGTCACCTGATTTCCCGTACCCGACAGATTTATTTCGGGCAGAAGCTTTTTTATCCTCTGATTGATTTCGGCGGAGATGTCGCCCATAGCCTTGTCTATTGCGTCAATAAAGCCCTCCTTAAACTGCTCTGCGGAGCTGCCGCCGCTTTTAAAGAAGCTGTCGGGAATTTCGCCGAATTTTTCCTCAAGACTTTTTGTAAAGGACTGCGACATATCCTCCGCATACCGTTTTACAAGAGACTCTGCCTCCTCACCGAAAAGTCGGGAGGGAATTAAAGCCTCAAGCTCGCTTTTTTCCGCCCATTTGGAAAGATAATCGGTAAGCCGTTCGGTGGGAAGATTGGTAAGATATTTTGAAAACTGCGTTGCGTCACGAACGTTCATTTTCGCAAGCTCGCCCAAAAATCCCGATTTAAGCTCCGCCGTTTTGCCGCTGTCAAGGCCGAGGGTATCAAAAATTTCATTTATCTTATCTCTTGCGGCAATAAGGCTTGCGTTGTAGTTTTTCAATACCTCGATTTCGGTATTTATATCGGACAGCTGAATCCAGCGGTAGCCGCCGTTTTTAGAGTCACCTGCTTCGATTTTGTTGTAAATGTCCGATATGCCCTCCAGGCGGCTTTTCACATCACTCTGCTTTTTGAGAATACTTGAAAAGCTATCCTCATATTCCGAATCAAGCTCCCTAAACTCTGATTTCAGCTCCTTTGCAAAATCCTCAATCAGCTTTCCCTGCTCCTCAATAACGCTCTGATTGTATTTTGCTATTTGCAGGGTATATTGTGTCCATTCGTTTGAGCCTTCGCTGAAATATATGTCCCTTAATTGGGCAAGCCTTGTGTAGTATTCCTCGTTGGAAATCTCCCCTTGGGCAAGGCTTACCTTAAGCTCGTTAAATTCCTTTTCCCTCAGACTCTTGTAATCCTCAAAGCCCTTTGCTCTAAGCTCCGAAAGCAGCTTTTCGGTGTTCGACTGCTGACCTACCGCCTGCTGTGAGCCGTACTTAAAAGCATCGGATACTGCGGAAATGTTATCCTTCACATTATCCGCCGTTTCCTTTGCGCTCTTTGAAATTTCGCTGCCCGTTTCGGCAAATTTTTCCTCTGCAAGCTGTGCGACACGGTTAAGATATTTCTGATATTCGTCTGCCTCCTGCTTCAGCTTATCAATATTCATCCGCTTCCTCCCTCCTCGGTGCTTTGCCGGAGCAATAGTGCGCCGGCAATATCGCTGTCCTTGATTTTTTCCTTAAGCCTGTACCTGTTTTTCATTTTTCTGTAAAAGCGTCTGCGCCCCTCGTCCTTTATTTTGCCGCAGTCAACACTTCTGTAGCCGACAGCCCTCATAAAGGCGGTGTTTTCGTCAAGAGCCGACAAAAGGGAGATAAATTCCCACCAATGCAATTCCTCATAAAACAGGTTTATTCCGTACTGCTGACGGAAGGCGGCATATATAAGCCTCTCGTCCTCAAAAAAGCTGAAAACAGGTGACCTGTCACCCTTTTGCAGGCTGCGCTCCTCACCCATATTCATAAAGGTGAGGAGTGCGCCCACCGCCTTTTCCATACTGTCGGGCAGGCTGTCGCCGTAGCCGTTTATAAGCAGAAAGCACAGCCTGTCCTTAAGAGAAATGTCCTTATCCGAAATAACCTCCGATATTTCTATCCATACCCGAAAATCGGTGTTTATGGGATAGCTTTTTTCGCCGACAGTCACCGCACAGGGAGGGGCAGAAAATGGCTTACGCTTCATTTGCCACAAAGGTACAGGTCTGCCAATTGTCGGTTGTGGAGGCGGTTCCCTCGGTAATGCCGCCGTTGGCTTTTAGTGTCCCCGAATAGGTGTATGCGTCCGAGTCGTCCCCCTCGCTGTCGGGGATAACCGACCAGCTTCTGCAATACGCCGCCTTATTTTCACCCTCTGTACTCATATCCACAATAAGAATACTCCTTACCGCGTCACCGCCCACCGTTTCCGAATCGGCAATCTTTACAAGAGCGTTGTGAACCGCATCGCCGGAAAACTTGTCAAAGCTGTAGCTTACCGAGGGCGAATAGCCTACCACATCATTCCTTTCGGTTTTTTCATCAATATAGCGTCTTGAGTATTCTATGGGGTTTTTGTTCATGGAAAACTCCGTAAAGCCCCTCATACGCATAAAGGTGTCGGCATTTTCGGTAAGAGCCATAAATGCCAGCTTGTCCTCTCGTTTTAAAATTTTATCCATTGTATGACCTTAACTCCTTTCATAAATCGGGCTTAAAATAAAATTATTCAGACTGTATGACCGCAAAAAGCGGCAATTTTATTTAACCCTATCCTTGCTTTTCCTTCAGATATCTTATCTTAAAGCTCATTTTGTATCGTGCGCTGTGAATATCGTCAGCCAAAATAACAGGCTTTTCGGTTATGATAATTCTGAGAGGCAAGCCGCCCTCCTCGTGGGAGAGAGGAAAGGGGACTGCGGAGCCGTATGCTTCAAGCTCCCGGGTAAGCCTCTCCAAAAGCCGCCTGTTTTCAAGGACTTTCTCCCTGTCGGCGGCAAGCCGTATTATAAGCTCAAATTCACTGCTCATAATGCTGCTGCCGTCACAGTAGCCTCTTTCCGCCTTGTCACAGCCTCGGGGCAGTATAGATACCGCCCCCGGCTCCTTGGCGGAATAATCTGCCGATACGGTAAAGCCTGCAAGAGCGTCACAGCCTGCCAGCAGCTCTGTAATGTAATCCGCCGTCATAAGTTGACCATCTCTCCTTTCAAATTACAATGCGCTTGGAAAAAGATAATCACTTTTTGAACCTTGCAAGTACAACCTTTGCCGCATTGGACAGGGCAACGGTGTAGAGCTTATCCACCGAAATATCGGTAACACGTCTTAGGGACTCTCTCTGAGCCTCAACGTTTGTGTCCCTTTTTACATAAACCGTCAAAGCCGGCGACTCGTCCTCCGCCATCGGGTCTGTTTCGATTTTTACAATGGGATTGCTGTAGCAGGTGCCTGCCGCTATTGACGGTATCAGCTTAACATAGTCCCCTGCCGCCGCTGTGGGAAGACTCTCTGCAACCGTTTCCAAAAGCACCTTTGTACTGCCCGTTGTACCGCTTTCTATAACCTGCAAGGCACCCTCGTCCCCCGATGCGCAAAATACATAACGTGCCGGAATTTCCTCATTCAAGGGAACTCTCTTAGAGGGTACTATTCTTGTGTTTGCAATCATACCAATCTCACCCGTCATAACAACCGCACCGGGGTATTTGTCGGCGGAAATAAAGTTTTCGTCATGACGCAGCTGTGTCATCTGCTTTGGGTGGATAAACATAACCTTTTCGCTGTTTGTTTCCTCGCCGAATACGTCAATAGCGTCCACAATTCCGTCATAGCTTATAACACCGGCAGAGCCGTCATAGGAAAGCTGTGCGCTTTGCAATGCCTCCATTGCGTCTGCGTCCACCTTTGAGGCAATAGCCATGGCAAGCTGATTGTTGGTTTCGCCGACAGGGTTTCCGTAGCCCGATAAAACCGCCTCATCGGTAAGCTCAACCGCCTTCATTGCCTTTTTTACGGTAGCCTTGACGGTTGTTGCAATCAGCTTGGTTGTGTCGGCAGCGTCCCCCTCGGCAACGTCCGCCGCATCACCTATGTAGGCGTACTGCGGAACGTAAACGGTGTCCCCCGGAACTCCCGAAAGGGTATCGTCAATTTTTGCAAAGGGCGTTACCGCCAATTTCTTCTCTAACTTTGCCGAAATTGCGTCCGCCATCACCATCGGATTTACAAGATCCGTAATTTTTGTTGTTGCCATAATAAAACATCTCCTTAAATAATTTTAGTTTTTTAATATAAATTCACGCCTGCGGAACGGATAAATCCATTCTTTGCAGTATTTTGTTTGAAAATGCTCGCAGCTGTCGCAGGACTATCCCTGTGTCAGCTGTCGATAAACCTCGGGGCTTTCGTTAAACAGCTTCAATCTTTTTTCATAGCCCATTTTGTCGAACTCCGCCTTTGAAATCCCCGCAGAGCCGGCAGTGGGCTTTGAAAAGACAGGCTTTGCACTCTCTTTGGAAAAGAGGAAATCGTTTTCCTTTTCAAAGCTGTTGATTTTTTCTTCAAGACCGTCAACCCTGCCGTCGGCAAAGGTAAGCCCCTCCTTATCGAACAGCTTCAGAGCCGCATCCATACTTTTAACACCTCTTTTTGCAAGCTCACGCTCCAATGTAAAATCAAGCCTTAAGCCGTTTATTTCCTCGCTGTGCCTTGATAAAACCGCATCTGCCGCCGCCTCGTCAAGTCCCAATCCGGATAAAAATTCCATATCCATATTCAAGCCGCACCCCCTTTCCGAACCGATAAAAATATCATCTGCATTCTATTTTGTAATGCCTAAGAGCCGCCCCGGCATTGAAAAAGCCCGTAACCGCTGTAATAATATATGCGTCCTCGGGCGGCGAGGGAGCCTCGTCATAGCCCATACACAGCCTGTCGCCGGGGGAAATTCCGCAGTCATAAAGGGTGTAAACCCTCACAAGTGCGCTGTTTTCCTCAATTTCACCGACTGCGCTGCCCTTAATTCCGCGCGTTTCCGCCGCCGTTGCTCTGTCAAAGAGCAGTCGTTTGTATTCCTGTCCCTTTTTGTGCCAAATTGTTACGCTTTTGAAGTTCATTGATTTCTCCAATCATTTTTTTTGCCTCTGCCTCGTCCTCGTTAAAATACCAAGAGCGCATTTCCCAGGGAGCGATAATGCTTTTTTCGAGCAGGAGCATTTTTTCGCTGAATTCCGCCGACCTGTCGCAGATTATGCTGTCGTCAAGGTTAAAGCTTACAGAATATTCGCCCGACGGCGCAAGGGAGTATATGTCGCAGTAAATATCCATTGCTTCTATAAGCTCATACAACGCTTTTTTCAACGCATTCTGAATATCGCATACGGTGGCATAGCTTCTCTGCTTTGACGCTCTTACCTCCTCGGCGGTTTTGTCCACGCTCTGAGGATTTGAAAGAGTACCGTAGGCAAGTCCGCAGTTAAATTCAATGCTCCGCAAAATCCTGTCAAGACCGGACAGGATATGCTGCTCTCTCAATTCGGGCGACCAATCCTCAAACAGAGTATCGTCCCCTGTGGAAAGCATTCTGTAAAGCCTTTTTTCGGGCAGTGATGCATTGCCGTCCTCGTCACGTCTTACGGCGCACTCGTCAAGAAAGAGAGCCCTTTTTCCGCTTTCAAATTCCCAGAGTAAATGGGAATACTGCCGATATGCGTCCTTTATAAGCTCCACCGCTCCCGAAAAGGCTGACGCTCCCAAGGGTGAGGAGGAGTCGGTTGTATTTGCCGAGGGCATTTTCAGATAGGCAAAGAGAGGTCTTTTAACATTCTCAATTCTACAGCTTTTTTCAAGCTCCGCCCATTCACAAACCGAGCTTAAAGGAATTTCCTTGCCCATATCCTCCGGGAACCTGCCGACATATGCCGTATTTGTGATATAATATATGTCCCCTTTCAGTATGTGTTCTTCAAGCCTTGTGTAATATTTTCCGTCCCTTTGCAAGGAGTCGAAAAACACTGCCCCGATTAATTCTCCCTCGGGAGAAAAGGCAATAGGCATAAAGCCGTCCGCCTGTACAATGCTTGTGCAAATTCTGCCGCCCGATACAAAGGGCTTTAGGATAACACCCCCCTTTGCGCAGGCATATTCCACAAACACTCTTGCCTTTTTTAGAACGCTTCGGTACTGCTCATTCAGATAGGCGGCTCTGTCGCTGCCGGTAATTTCCGACTCCAGCTCAATGGTTGTAAGCCTTGCAAGCTCCGAGCAGACAGCCGCCGCAAGATTAAGACTGCCGCCGTAAAAGGGCTGCTTGTTTTCGTAAAGTGCCGTCCATTCGGCGATTGCGGCGGACATTTTGTTTACGGGCATATTCTGTGTACGTTTTCTGCCCTTTAGAATTTCAAAAATCCTGTTCAAATTTTCACCTCGCCTTCTTCATCACGCTCTGGCAGAAATATCTCATATCGTCCATAGCGTGGTCGTTTTTCTTTATCACCGTATCCTCTGTGCTGTCATTATCCCAGCAATAGGAGCCAAATTCACGTAAGAGGTCTGCGCACTCTCCGCTGAATTTAAGCCTGCCCTGTGCCATAAGGGTTGCGCAAAGACGTATGCCGTCAAGCACCTTGTTGTCAGCCTTTTTTACCATAAAACGGCCGTGCCGCCTTATTGTCGTAATAAAGCTGGCGGCGGAGGGGTCTACAATAACATAACGAATGTCATGCCCCTTTGAAAGCTCACAAAGTGCTTCGTAGTATTCCTCGTCCGTTAGCTGCTTAAGGCTTTTTTTGCTGTCATAATAATATTCTCTTACTCTTACCGCATTCTTGCCCTGCTTGCACCAAAGTCCCATTGACGTGGGATTTACGGTACCGTAGTCCACCGATATGTAGTATTCGCCGTTGGGGTCCTCCGCAAGCTGCACGACCTGCTCCTTTGGCGAAAACATAGGATAGACAAGTCCCTCTGCCGCAGCCCATTCGCCTAAGATAAATCTGTTGTAATAAACCGAGCCGGCATATTCCTTTTTCAGATTTTTAACAAATTCGGGGCTGTTAAAGGGATTATCGTCAATGGTATAGTGCTGAACAAAGATATCTGCGTCGCTGTCGAGAAATTTTTTCAGCCAGTGGTTGGGGGAATCGGGATTGCAGGTTCCGTCAAAAAGGGAGTTGGGCTTGTCAAGACGGGATTTGAGCATTGCAAAAACCTCCTCGCACCAGGTTGTTACCTCGTCCCCGTAGCAGTATTCAATTCCTGCGCCCTGGAGCTTCTGAACCTGGCTCACCTTGTCCGCACCTAAGGTGTGAACCTTTTTTCCGAACATCATTACGGTGTTGTCCGAGCCTATTTTCCCCACAAGCTCCTCGCCCCATATGCTCCTCATAGGGTCGAGAATGTTCCTCCCCAGAGTTCCCCTTGTGTTGCCTAAAAGAACAATTAAGCCGTTACCCTTGCAGCTCAATATTCTTTTCGGGATAAGATAATAGTCCAAAAAGGTTTTTCCGCTTCTTGTGGCACCCTGCTTTATGTTCCACCTGTGAGTGGCGTTGTGCCAATATTCCATTTGCTTTTTGGAAAAATCCATATTACCTCCAAAATTTCGATTTGATTTTTAAAAAGTGAGGGTTAATCGCCGCTTTTTGATTTCTTTTCCGCCTTTTTGTCGATTGCCTTGAAAATTCTCTCAAGCCTTTCGATTGTGTCGGCATTGCCGGCGGATTTTTCGTTCCACTTTTCGGGACAACGGTTTTTAAGCCAGAATTGTATTGCGGTGGTGTCTCCCTGCACCTCCTTTGTGCTTGTAACCGTTTCGCTTCCGCTGCCTTTGTCGGTTTCCCTGGTTTCGGTTACGGTTGCGCCAAGAGCCTTTTTCAGTAAGGAGTCCTCAACCCGATAATCGGTGAGCATTCTTGCATAATCCAAATCTCGGATAATCTCCTTGTCCTCTGCAATAAGACCTTTTAGCCTTGACAGCCTTATGTCAAGCCTCTTTGCAATTTCCTCCTCGTCAAGCCCGTCCCTTGCCATATAGTGAATGAGTAAACGAACGTTGTCGTCGGTTGTAAAATTCATAAACACTCTCCTGTTGAATATTTTGCTTTGTTGCATTACGCTATGTTCGTGTTAAAATTTTTTGCGCCCCGATACATCGGCTCCATCCCCAAAGGGTTGGTTTTCACCGAACAAAGGCGCTTTCAGACCGGAAATACCTGCTTTCCGGTGTTTTTTATATATTATACCACAAAAATCCGATTTTGTCAAGAGCATAATGCAAAATATTTTTCGCAACGCAAAATTTTTCCCAAAATCATTTTCTCAAATTTTTGCTCCTCGCACGTACGCACGCCTGCGAATTTCGTACGTACGTACGTAGTAGGCTATGTGGATAAATTTTAATTTATCCATATAGCTTTTTTTATTATGTTATATTATATATATTAATACTATAAATAACTGTATATTGCCTTTTCCACACCTTTTCCACAAATATTCACACCTTATCCACACCTTTTTCAGCACAAATCCCACCCTTTTCCACAGGTGAATGTTCAGAAAAATTTAATAATTTGTGCGTGTTTTATAAATCGGTTGAGGAAATTTTGTTGAATATTTTTGCCCCCACAAAACGAAATTATTCTAAATTGTTATAAATTTTATTGTGTCTGCATATTATAATAATTAGTATTTGTATATTAAAAGTATATTAAAATGCTTGACAAATGCTTTTTAGCGTGATATGATAAAATCAAAAGGAGATGTTATATATGGCACAGATAAGTATTCGTGTTGATGAGAATGTTAAAAACAGCGCAGAACAAACCCTTGATGCTATCGGCTTGAGTATGTCGGCGGCAATAAATATCTTTTTGAAAGCAGTTGCAAGAGAAAAACGTATCCCATTTGAGCTGACCGCAGACCCCTTTTATTCCGAAAGCAATATCCGTTATCTGGAGAGTATTATGAAGGATGTTAAGGAAGGTAAGGCACACTTTTCGGAGCATGAGCTTGCAGAGGTGGAATAATGCGGATATTATGGGAAGACAGAGCGTGGGATGAGTATTTGTATTGGCAAAACCAAGACAAAAAAACCTTAAAAAGAATTAATGCTGTTATAAAGGATATTCAGAGAAATGTTTTTGAAGGCTTAGGTAAGCCTGAGCCGCTAAAAGGAAATTTAAGCGGCTTATGGAGCAGACGCATTGATGAAACAAACAGGATTGTGTACTATGAAGAAAAGGGTATAATATACGTTGTTTCTTGTAAAGGTCATTATAACGAATGA